TCTGTTGGAAAATATAAGAATGAATTATCAATAGATGGTGATTTGTCGCACTTAAACTTAGACTGGACACCTGTTCCTATTATACCTAAGTTTATTGACATTGTAGTAAACGGTATGTCAGACAGATTGTTTGATGTAAAGGCATACGCTCAAGATGCGTTATCTGCAGATAACAGAAACAAATACCAAGAAAGCATTGAGGCCGATATGGTTTCAAAAGACCTGCTTAGTCAAATAAAAGAGGACTTTAACGTTGATGCATTCAACACTAGTCCTGATGACTTACCAGCTGATGATGACGAGCTTACACTGCACATGCAGCTTAATTATAAGTCATCAATAGAGTTAGCTCAAGAAGCAGCAATAAACACTGTACTATCTGAGAACCACTATGAAGATACAAGAAAAAGAGTAATATATGATTTAACCACGGTAGGGATTGGAATCACTAAGCATGAATTCTTGCCAGGGGCAGGTGTTGTGGCTAAGTACGTAGACCCTGCTAATGTGGTATATAGCTACACAGAGGATCCAAACTTTAAGGATTGCTTTTACTGGGGTGAGGTAAAAACAGTCCCTATAAATGAGGTACTTAAAATAGATCCAGATTTAAGTAAAGATGATCTAGAAAAGATCGCACAATCAAGCTCACAGTGGCATGACCATTTTAATGCTACTCAGTTTTATAACAATTCGTTATTCAACAATGACACGGTTACATTACTCTACTATAACTACAAGACTACTAAGAAGTTTGTTTACAAGCAAAAGGGTGAGAAAGTAATACAAAAAGACGATGAGTTCAATCCTCCAGCAGAAATGATGGAAGAAAGAGGGTTTGACAAGGTAGAGAAAACTATAGACGTTTGGTATGAGGGTGTTATGGTTATGGGAACAAACATAATACTTAAGTGGAATATGTCTGAGAACATGGTTAGACCTAAGTCTGCCTCTCAACATGCTACACCTAATTATATCGCATGTGCACCTAGAATGTACAAGGGCAAGATAGAGTCTACATTAAGACGTATGATTCCATTTGCTGATCTTATACAGATGACGCACATGAAGCTTCAGCAAGTTATACAGAAGGTTGTACCGGATGGTGTATTCATTGACGCTGATGGACTTAATGAGGTTGATTTAGGTAATGGGTCTGCTTACAATCCAGAGGACGCCTTAAGGTTATACTTCCAAACAGGTAGTGTAATAGGCAGAAGTTTTACTGGAGACGGAGACTTTAATAATGCTAGGGTTCCAATTCAAGAGCTAGCTAAGAACTCAGCACAAGGGAAAATATCCAGCTTAATAGGTAGTTACAATCACTACCTCCAGATGCTTAGAGATGTTTCAGGGCTAAATGAAGCAAGAGACGGCTCTATGCCAGATCCAAATTCATTGGTTGGTTTACAGAAAATGGCCGCATTAAATAGTAACACAGCAACAAGACACATACTAGATGCTAGCTTAGATATCAGTAGAGATTTAGCTGTTGCGTTGTCATCTAGAATATCTGATGCACTAGAGTATTACCCTTACAAAGAGGAGTTTGTTATGCAGATTGGTAAGTATAACGTAGACCTTCTTAACGATATAAAAGACTTACACATATATGACTTTGGTATTTTTATAGAGATGGCCCCAGATGAAGAAGAAAAGCAACAGTTAGAGGCAAACATACAGGTTGCACTATCTAGAGATTCTATTGATCTTGATGATGCTATTGATATAAGAGAAGTTAGGGATACAAAACTAGCTAACCAATTACTAAAGGTTAAGAGAAAGAAAAAAGAGAAGAAGAGGCAAGAGTATGAAATGCAGAAGATGCAATCTCAACAACAAGGCCAGATGCAATCTCAACAAATGGCGGCTCAAGCGGCGGCTCAAAAACTCCAGATGGAGACTCAGTCAGAGATGCAGATTGCGCAAGCAAAGGCAGGATTTGATATTGAGAGAATGCGTGGAGAAGCGCAAATAAAGTCTGAATTAATGAAACTTGAGTTTGACTTAAACATGCAATTAAAAGGTGTTGAAGTTAAAGCATTAAGTGACAGGGAAGATTTAAAGGAAAAATCTAAGGATAATAGAATAAGTAAACAGAACACACAGCAATCTAAGTTGATAGAACAAAGACAGAAGGATTTACCTCCAATAAACTTTGAATCAAACGAGGATACACTGGATGGTTTTGACCTAGCGGAATTTGAACCTCGCTAATAAATTAAATTAAATAATGCGTATTTTTGCATTTTAAATCAAATTAAATATGGAATTAAAAGTAAAAGCGGTCCCAGGGCCCGGAGAAAAGTCTGTACAAGAAGTTGAAGAAACTTTATTGGAACAGCACGAAGAAACTACTACGGATGTTGTTGAAGAGCAATCTGTAGAACAAGAAGTTACTGCTGACGAAGAGGTTGTCAGTGAAGCCGAAGAATTCGGTGAAGAGGACGTTCTTTCATTTATTAAGAGTAAATATGACAAAGACATTGCATCTGTTGACGATTTGTTTTCTAAGGAAACACAGGAGTTACCAGAGGATGTGTCTGCGTTCTTAAATTATAAAAAAGAAACCGGTCGAGGTATCAATGATTTTATGAAGCTACAGGCTGATTTTGATCAAATGAAACCAGATCAGTTATTGCGTGATTATTATGCATCTACGGAGGAAGACCTTGATTCAGAAGATATTGAATATCTTATGGGGGAGAAGTTTTCTTATGATGATGAACTAGACAGTGAGTCCGAGATTAAGCAGAAGAAGATCGCAAAGAAAAGAGAACTTGCTAAGGCAAAGAAATATTTTAACGAATTGAAGGAGACATACAAGGTCCCGGTTGAGTCAACTGGTAGTCCTGTCAATGATGATGAGTTAGAGTCTTACAACGCCTACAAGGAGTATATATCACAATCGCAAAATGTTCAAGAGGAGAATCAAAAGCGCTCTGAGTATTTTCAGAAAAAAACAGAAGAATTGTTCAACGATGAATTCAAAGGTTTTGAGTTTAACGTCGGAGATCAAAAGATGAGTTTTAGTCCTGGAGATGCAGTCGAAGTGAAGAAAGTTCAGTCTGACGTAAACAACTTTATATCTAGATACCTAGATGACCAAGGTGTTATCAAAGACGCAGCAGGATATCACAAGGCATTATCAGCAGCGATGAACCCTGATAAGTTAGCTGAGTTTTTCTACGAGAAAGGCAAGGCAGATGCTGTTGGAGATGTTTCAAGACAATCAAAGAATATAAACATGGATGTCAGGTCATCACCTCAACAACTAAAAGACAACTCAGGATTCAAGATTCGAGCCGTAGATCAAGACAGTGGGCGTGGTTTAAAAATTAAAAAACGTTAAACATTAAAAAAAACAAAAATTATGGCACTTACAGTGAACCCAACTCCTGGATATAGCTTACAACCGACTCCGTCGCAAGTAGCAACTCCTGGATCTTACATTTCAGATTTTGACTTCTTAAGTCAATATCTACCTGATACGCACGAAGCAGAATTTGAGCGTTACGGAAACCGATCAGTCTCTTCTTTCTTACGTTTAGTAGGAGCTGAGATGCCTTCTAACTCTGACTTGATTAAGTGGTCTGAGCAAGGAAGATTACACATTAAATACACAAGCGTAACAAGCGCTGGAGCTGCAACAGATGACACGGCTATCTTTACTATTGGTGATGCTGGAATTACAGCTGCAGCTGTTAGAGTAGGACAAACAGTTATGATCTCTGATAACACTGCTGCTTCTACATTAAACAACAAAGGTATTGTAACTGCTGTTAGCGGACTTACTTTTACTGTTGCTTTTTACGAGGCAGGTGGTCAAGAGAACTACGCAGGATCAGTTACTGTATTCATTTACGGTTCTGAATTCAAGAAAGGATCTAACGGCATGGAAGGTGCTTTAGAAGCTGAGAGCGAAATTTTCGAGAACTCTCCAATCATTATCAAAGATAAGTACACTGTATCTGGATCAGATATGGCACAAATCGGATGGGTTGAAGTAACTACTGAGAACGGAGCAAATGGATACTTATGGTACCTAAAATCTGAGCATGAAACTCGTCTACGTTTTGAGGATTACTTAGAAACAGCTATGATTGAAGCAGTACCTGCTGAGGCTGGTTCTGGAGCAATTGCTGCTACTGGAGACCTAGGAAACAAAGGGTCTGAAGGTCTTTTATATGTACTAGAAAACAGAGGAAACGTTGCCGCTGGAGCTTTAGCTGATTTAACTGAATGGGACGCAGTTGTTTCTCGTTTAGATAAGCAAGGATCTATTGAAGAGAATGTATTATTTGTTGACAGAGATTTTTCTTTCGAGATTGACAATATGTTAGCTGCACAAAACAACTTTGGTTCTTCAGGAGCTTCTTTTGGTTTGTTTGATAATGATACAGACATGGCTCTAAACTTAGGTTTCTCTGGATTCCGTAGAGGATATGACTTCTATAAGTCTGACTGGAAATACTTGAATGATGCTACTATGCGTGGTGGAATTACAGGTGGAGCGATCAATGGTGTATTAGTTCCTGCTGGATCTACTTCAGTATATGATCAAGTTTTAGGTAAAAACGCTAAGAGACCATTCTTACACGTACGTTACCGAGCTTCTGAAGCTGAAGATCGTAAGATGAAATCATGGGTTGTTGGTTCAGCTGGTGGTGCATCAAATAGCGATAAAGATGCTATGGAAGTACACTTCTTATCTGAGAGAGCTCTTTGTACTTTAGGTGCAAATAACTTCTTCTTATTTAAGTAGGATTAAACTATAAGGAGGGACCGCAACAAAAGCGGTCTCTCTTTTTTATAAACTTTAAATTAAATTAAAATGAAAAAACAAGCAGTCCTTAAGGACAGAACTTACCGATTACTAGGAGCAACCGCTCCATTAAGTTACTCACTTAACACAAGAAATTCAAGGAGAAAACCATTGCTACACTTTGACGGACAGTCAAATAGAGCATTGAGGTATGCTTCAAACCAACAAACCCCATTTGAGGATGATCAGGATGGAAATGCTATTTTAGAACCCGTTGTATTTGATAGAGGGATGTTAAACGTTCCAAGAACAAACCCAATACTACAGGAGTTCTTATCACTACACCCAGGTAATGGATCTATTTTCGATGAAATTGATGGAGAGAAAGACGCCAGCGTACAAGTTGAGGATTTAGATTACCAATTAGAGGCACAAATTCAGGCCCGTGATTTAGGTATCGAAATGTTAGAAACAATTGGTCGAGTGGTATTATCTCTAAACATAGATAAGATGTCTACAGCGGAGCTAAAGAGAGACGTTAGGCTATATGCTAAGAACGATCCTCAAGACTTCTTAGACACCCTTAATGATCCTATGCTAAAGATGCAAAACTTAGCATCTAAGTTGGTTGATCAAAAAATATTAATACTAAAGAACAGTGGCAAAGACATCTACTTCAATATTAAAGGAAACAAAACGAAGCTAATAAGTATTCCGTTCGGACAGAACGCTATCTATACATTAGCTACATTCTTCCAAACAGATGATGGTATTGAGGTCATGACAATGCTAGAAAACAAGTTAGAAGACTAGCACAATCAATAGGCCCTCCATTATCGGAGGGTTTATTTTTTTTTAAGTATCTTTGCGTAAATTATTACAAGATGATAAACAGCGTAAGAAACACTGTACTTGCTGTTGCAAATAAACAAAATTTCGGGTATATAACACCAGCGGACTTTAACTTATACGCAAAGCAAGCACAACTAGATTTGTTTGAGGATTACTTCTACAGTTACTCTCAGCAATTATATAAACAAAATGCAAGACGTTCAGGAAGCGGCTATGCAGATATAGTAAAAGGATTAGAGGAGGTTATAGATTCATTTTCGGTTATAAGCACTCCATCTAACACAAGCGCACCATTGTATCCGTTACCACTAGATTATTACTTAATAAACTCAGTTAGATACGGAAATAGAGAGGTTGAGCGTGTATCAAACAATAAAATAATCCAGCTTTCATCTTCAAACCTAACGACTCCTAACGCAACGTTCCCAGCTTATGTATTAAATGGGAATGACATAACGGTATATCCCGATACAATATTAACTGGTATTAAGCTACAGTACATAAGAAAGCCTCTAGACCCTAAATGGACGTATATCTCTCTTTCTGCTGGAGAACCAGTTTTCGATCAGTCTAATTCTGATTATCAAGATTTTGAATTACCAGAATCTGATGAACCATCTTTGGTTGCTAAAATACTACAGTATGCTGGTATATCTATAAGAGAGAAAGATGTGTACCAATTTGGTGTAAACGAGGAGACCGTAGAACAACAAACACAACAGTAAGACATGGCATATATAACAGGATATCAGTACTACGAAAACTCAGGTAATAACTGGGAGGAAGACAATTGGGGTAGTTACCAGTATGTTAACTTAATTGACATTGTAAACAACTTCATGCTAATGTATGTTGGGAATGATAAGTTGATAAACAACGTTGAGAGATATAACGTATTATTTCACGCTAAGCGTGGTTTGCAGGAGTTGAACTACGACGCAATGAAGGAAACTAAGATCGTTGAGCTTACGGTTTGCGACAACTTAAGAATAGTTCTACCACCAGATTTTGTAAACTGGGTTAGAATATCTCTATACAAGGATGGTATATTAAGCCCTCTATCTGAAAACATACAAACAAATTTTGCAAAGAGTTACCTACAAGATAATGACTGTCGTGTTCTTTTTGACATAGATGGAGGTGTACTAATAGGTACATCTACTTTAGATGGAGACAGAATAGACGGCACTCAGAAGACACCTTATTTAGGCGACGGCAAGATGCACGGAAGAATGGGGTATAATATAGACGGTAACTGGGTATTTGATATGCCGCTAGGGGGTAGAATGGGTCTCAACACTGAAACAGCAAATACAAACCCAACGTTTAAGGTTGACAAGAAAAGCGGTGTCGTAAATTTCAGCTCTCACATGGCAGATCAAACCATTGTTATAGAGTATGTTTCTGATGGAATGGAAAATGGAGACGACGCTAAAGTAAATGTAAATAAACTTTTTGAGGAATTCATATACGCTTATATAAAGTATTCAATACTTAGTAGTAAATTTGGAATTCAAGAGTACATAGTAAACAGAGCTAGAAAAGAAAAATCAGCATTATTAAGAAACGCTAAGCTCAGATTAAGCAATATTCACCCAGGTAGGCTGCTTATGAATTTAAGGGGTCAAAATAAATGGATAAAATAGAATGAATATAAATAACAACTTTATTGGGTCCAGAATGAACAAGAGTCTGGACGAAAGACTCATACCTCAGGGTGATTACGTAGATGCACTAAACATCAGAATATCTTCTGATGAAGACGGGGAGTCGGGTTCTCTTGAGAATGCAAAAGGTAACGAATTAGTTACATCTTTGACTTACAATTCATTACCAATTGCTGGTTTGACGTGTATTGGAGCTTTTGAAGATGGAGAGCAAGAAACTATTTACTGGTTTGTAACTAGCCCTACGGTGGATATGATAGTATCATATAACTTCAACAATTCAACATTAATATACCACGTTATCAGTACGGATGTTTTAAACTTTTCTACTGATTTCAGGATTGAGTCTGTAAACCTTATAGATGATTTGTTGTTTTTCACAGACAACCTAAACCCTCCAAGAAAAATAAATACTAAGAGGTCTTATCCAAGACCTATAACAGGTCAGGATCAAATAACTGAGGATGATATATCTGTTATTGTCAAGCCACCTGTTGAAGCTCCTGGAGTTGAGTTAGTAGAAACATCTTCAACTCAGAATTATATTGAGGATAAGTTCGCTAGGTTCTCTTATAGATATAAATACAAAGACGGGGAATACTCTGCTTTGTCTGAATTCTCTGATATTGCTTTTTTACCAAGTGCCTTTGAATTAGATTTCGGTAACTACGACATGACCGGGATGAGAAACAGGTTTAATTCTGCTAACATTTCATTTAACACAGGATCAAAGCATGTAATTGGAATTGACGTTTGCTTTAAATTATCAAACTCTAACGTAGTCCATGTAATTGAAAAGTTCGATAAATCAGAAGAAGGATGGGGTAACAATGAGGTCAAGAGTGTACAGTTTAGCAATCAAAAAATATTCACAACACTGCCGGAGTCTGAGTTATTAAGAATGTTTGATAACGCACCCAAGATCGCTAAGGAGCAAACTTTAATGGGTAACAGGATCATGTATGGAAACTACACTGATGGGTATGATATAGACACTAACATTGACTATAGTTTATCCCTTAAGTCTGATATCATAGGTGAGTCTGTTTTTGAGTCAACACATTTTTACAATGAAAACACTAGAGAAACAGGCTTCACGCTAGATCTTGACGGTTTAGATTTGGTACAGGGGGTCACTTTGTATGTAGATTTTAATATAATACATTCCGAGTTTGTTAGTCCAAGTAGCACACCCTATCCAGGGGATCCGCAAAATGACTTCCAAAAGAGTTGGTCATTTCAACTTCCACGAGACTATACTTCTGTTCAAGATTTAGTAGGTAGTGTGGAATGGCAAGAGGCTATAGAATTAACAGATTTATGGACTAACACTGCTGACGGAAACAGCTTGACCGATAAGTGGTTTACCTCTATAGTACCATCTAGTGGGTGGGCAAAATTAGATGGAGTTGCTTATCGAGTCTCTCCACCTGCATACATTACTAACCGTTCAATAAGGACTACTTACTCAGGCACTATAATTACATTTGAAATACCAGGGGTTAGGTACGAGGTAGACCCTCCGACAACGCCTCCGACTGGGAATGCTTATGAGTTTTTTGAAAATTCAGTTACAATAGGTGGTTTTATTGATGACTCTAAATCAAAAAGCTTACATAGCAATAGAGATTACGAGGTAGCTATAGAATATCTAGATGAGTACGAGAGAGCCTCTACAGCTCTTGTTAGTACGGCTAACAGTATACACGTGGGACCTGAACTATCTACTTTTCAAAATAAAATAAGGGTAACCCTAAACAGTCTTGCTCCAAGCTGGGCTAGTAGGTATAGGTTTGTTTTAAAACCTAGTAAGGGAGACTATGAGACTATATACTCTAGGTTCTACTATCAAAGTGTAAACGATGGCGGCGCTTGGTGGGTCAGACTTGAAGGAGATAATCAAACAAAAGCCAAGGTTGGGGATACGTTAATAGTTAAGTCTGATTCAAATGGATCTAGACCAAACCTAGTTAAAACTAAAATTCTAGATCTAGAAGCCTTATCTTATGATTCAGATTTTATAAGCTCAGAGCACCCGGCTGGATTATATATGAAGTTAAGGGCGACTGGTTACTCAATTAATAGTGACCCTGAAAGCGAAGTTATAGACCAAAGAACTAATTCAAAATCAGGTGGTCAAGGTGGAGCTGCATTGTGGATGTCTGAATTGGAGGACCCCGCTGTACCTGGTGTTTACCAGCCAATAGCTATCCCAGCTGGATCAAAAGTTACCATTAGTGTAAGATCTTTCAGGTTTGGAACTTACGGTTTTGACTATAGTTTTACAGGAACATTTACGGCTCAAAGTAATTACGATAATATAGGTCAGTTTATAAATGGTGAAAACATAAACTTTACCCCTCCAGATACAAACAGTGGCATGGGAAGCCCTGCTGATGGTGACTCAAACAGAATTGAATGGTATTCTTCTGTGGGAGATGCAAGTTTGCTGTACGCAACTTTTCCAAATTCACCTATAGAACCAGGATACAGCGGTAGGGCTAGTAGTAGAGACATGGGTAGAATAGAGAGAGAGATCCAACTTAAGTACTATGAAGACCCAAATGACTCAAACAATTGTTGGTTATGGCAATCACCAATTAGTGGTGGTTCAGGAAGCCGTCCGGTTAGAAATGAGCTGTCAGTCCAGATTGAAAGACCTGGGGACTTACTTATTTTTGAAACTGAGCCAGAAGAAATAGCTGGTGAGGTGTACTACCAAAGCAGCAAGAGTTATCCTATACAAACAATAAAAAATAGCAATATAGCTCAATATGGGGTAACTGTTTCAGGTAACGAGACAAACCAGCAGACTATACAATACACAACACCAGCAACCCCAGGGGTTGAAAGTGAAGTAAGAACCACCACAATAACACCAGGTGGCCCCTCTTTTCTTTTTGAGGCTGTATTAGGAAGTGTCATTTTATTGACAGTACCTTTATCACCTTCAAACATATCCATAACTTTAGTTGGCTCTCCAACATACGGTGGAGATGTACCTACCCTTGGTCACTATGGTAATGTATCTAATCAGTCCGCTACAGAACCAGCTATTATTGATTTAAACTTGTATAACTGTTTTTCATTTGGAAACGGCGTTGAGAGCTTCAAGATAAATGATGGATTTGCAACTCCAGGGTTTAGGATAGGGGCTCGTACTACGGCTGTTTCCTTGGAAGATTACAAGGAGGTTAACAGGTACTTTGACATAACATATAGTGGGGTATACAACCAACAAACGAACATAAACAAATTAAATGAGTTCAACCTAGCCTTAGCTAATTACAAGAGCTTAGAGGCTTCCTTTGGACCTATAAACAAACTACACGGCAGACAGACAGATATACTAGTTCTTCAAGAGGATAAAATATCTTATGTATTATCTGGAAAGAATTTATTATCTGATGCATCGGCAGGAGGCGCTATAACATCTATTCCTGAGGTTTTAGGCACACAGATAGCTAGGATTGAAGAGATAGGGATAAGTAACGACACTGCGAGCTTTGCTACGGAGTCTGGGGATGTATTCTTTACGGATTCAAAGAGAGGTATGGTGCTAAACCTTAAGGGTGGATCGTACCAAGGAGAGTCGTTAAATATTATATCTACACTAGGAATGAGATCTTGGTTTAGGGATGAATTCTCTACTGGTTTTAATAAAATTAAAATCGGTGGGTTTGATCCATACATGAACGAGTATGTGCTAACTTTTGGTGATGATGACAGACCACTACCACCAATATCTATAGGCTGTGGTACAGATTTATCTTATTCAAGCAAAGATTCACCTGTAACTTTTGTTGTCACACTTAACGATTCAATAGGAAACACAAACACTGACTATAATTTCACCTCTGGATCTGGTAATATTACGATTACTTATAATGGAATCGAGGTTGTTAACCAAAACGTAAATGGTAGCGGTCAAGTATCTTTTAATAAAAATGTAATAGGAATTAATGAATGCACTGTAACTGTGACTCCAAGTGAGGAGTCTACATTTACAATTAAAGTAAATTGTATTGCAGACAGATCACTCACTATAATTCATATTGTCAAAAATACAGACGAAATGAATGAAAGGGTCATTCACCATGAGTACCAATGGACTGATGGTACGTATTCCTCTCCTGTATACCAACAAGAGATTACTTTCGGTAACGGTCCAGTTTCATTTTACCGTAACACAACTGGTATTGTGTCTCAGGGTGAGTTTCCTGCGGATTTGTCTACAATAACTCTAAGATACGCACCTCAAGTTGGAGACACCGCAACGTGGGAGTCGGACAGATTTCAGTACCATTTATCTGACACACTTTATACTGAGTCTGAGGTAGACCTGTTAGGGCCACTATTAACTACTGTTTCTGAGGTACCGTCATCTAATCCTGTAAATGTTCAGGGACAATTTACTTACAGCAACCCTACCTCAAAACAATACCTATATCTGGTGTATGACTATGTGTCTCCAGTTATAGAGTGTGGTGTAGCTGTAAGTACTACACCAGCAGGGACAGGGGCTTATGAGATGAGATCAGATCTAGGAACGGATATAGGATTCGTAACGGTTGATTTTGAGGGTTACAACACACCGACTAGGCTTCAGTTAGTCTATGATGGTAATATTGTAGCAGATTCACTATTTATTGGAGATGTATTACCAGACGCTACTCAAGAGGGGTTAATAACATCCTTATCGACACTTTATAGCTTTAGATATAACGGATTTACTTATGACCTTTCTAATTATGCGCCAGTAAACTATACGGCCGCAGATATAGCTGTATCAGATGGTTCCGAGTTAAGATCTAGTGGGGACGGTACGGGACAAACAGGTGTTGTTGCTAACTTCCCTTCAGCAACGGCAAAGGCTTCGGATGGCAATGTAAAATTAAAGTTCTTAAAATCAACATCTCTACCTACGGAAATGACAATAAGAGTTATAACGGCAGACGGTACTAATAGCTGGAGCATGAATGGTGTTACTTGTCCTTCACCAGCTGCAGTTCCTGACGATCAGTTTGAGTGTTCAATAATACCGTTATTAACTCCAGATACTGCAGGATTCTGGAACTTAACGTCAGATGTTGGCGTGAATACAGGTGCTGTTGTAATAACTATGAGTCCTAAAAACGTTACAGATACATTAGGGTCGATAGTCGAGTATAATGGGGTCACATACAATACATTTGTTAGTGATTTTGATGGAACTCACAAGTCAGATACTGACGGGAACTACACGTGGGTAGGAGCTACAGCTCCTTCAAGTCCACAGGTTAGGGATGAGTATACATTTGATAATGGATCTCTTGTAGATACAGGGAACAATGTTAGTCAAGTAGTATCTGCTGGAGATGTTTCAATATCAAACTTCCCGACTGGATCTACCACAAAACCTAAATATACTGTAGTGATACCAAAGACTCAAAATGATGTAGAATCTATAGACTTTAAGGTGTTTGGTGACACACAAACAATTATGAGAGTTGAATGTCCAAGACTTTTAGATTCCGCTTCAGTGGATGGGCCATATCAGAGCCCTTATAATGCAATAAATCCTAAAGTAATAAATAGAAGTTTTGTAACAGTACACAAGAGTGGGGTCGGGACTTTATTTCCGTTTTATGTTACCGTTTCAGATGAACCTATACTACATTGTGAGCAATTATTTGTAGATTCAAACGGTATACAAACGCTTGAGACTGGGTATTATTTCACTAATGACATAGCTACCCCTCCTGAATTTACTAACCAAGACCAATACAAAATTATATACGTAGATGATTGGGGAACAGCCTATTACTACACACCAGAGGAGATTTCTGGAACCACATGCGACAGTAGTACTACAGCCTCTGTATCTAATGCTGGACATTTTGATGCTAATATTGATTTATCATCTAGTACTGGTGCTGTAGTTATACATTTTTATCCTGGATCATATATACCTGATGGGATATTAGCTACGTATAATAATAATAGTTATAACACATTAACATCTCAGAACATTGAGTTCTATAATTCACAAATTCCTTACGGAAGAATAGGAAACTTTGGCACGGGTTTACCTACATATGTGGGGGGGCTTGACAATTTTAGTGGTTCACCTTATCAAAATGTAGAGGAGTATTCACTTCAAAATGGATCCTATCAAGCATTAGGTACCACAAGAACTATAACTGTTTCAGCGTCACAAAATGAAACTGAAAATCAAGATGTATTTACTTTAGTTATACCTAAGACATCCGTATCTCCTAGTTCTTTTAACTTACAAGTTTTCGCTCCATTAGCTACAACGGCATTTACATATAATGTATCATGTCCAACAGCACTACCATCCTTCGGCTCTTCGGTTGCACAAACTGGTAATTTTTGCAATGGAGCTACTGAAACCTACTACTTTGCGAGAAATGCAACTTATAGTGCCGGCGGCGGTGGTGGTTTTACAACTGACACTAATACTTTACCTAAGGTTGGTAATTTTGTTTATGAAGACATTAATGGATCAATACCGTTAAATAACACTAGCACTACTTTAAATTACGTAATTAGCGGCGTTGGTCAGACTATGATTCAAGTGCGATACGGAATAGTGATTGCTATTACAGGATGTATTCTAACTTAAAAAATAAATAATGGCATATACATTAACATACAGTGAAAACGCAAAAGGGTGGCCATCATTCTACTCCTTTATACCTGAGAAAATGATAGGAATGAACAATGTATTTTATTCATTTAAGGGTGGTAGTTTGTACAAGCACAACTCTAAATCATCACCTAGGAATAATTTCTATGGTGAACAAGGACAGTCAACACTTTCTGGGGTTATTAATATTGAACCAACCATTATAAAGAAGTTTAAGACCATCTCTTTAGAAGGCAACGCTGCTTGGGATTGTTCCGTATATAGTGACCTAGAGTCAGGGTATATTGATAAGGATTGGTTCTCACTAAAAGAAGGTGAGCAATACGCATACATCAGAAGAAGAGCTGATGACAATACATTTGAGGCTAGATCGGCTCAAGGTATGGGGTCGGTATCAACCGTAGATTCATCTGTAACATCTAGCGTTGTACTCACCTTTACTTTTGACGTAGGAAGTATGATATCCATTGGAGACAAGGTGTATGGTGTTATTTCTGGAACACCTGAATTTGCAGGTACTGTAATAAATGTTTCAGGTACGACAATAACTATAAATAGCGATCAACCAGGGGTTACTGTTCCTATTAATGGACAGTTTATAATGTACGTTAAGAACAACATCGCAGAGTCATATGGAGCTACTGGATACTACCTTGCATATACCCTTACAAATGACTCAACAAGTTTCGTAGAGCTTTATGGAATAGCATCAAATTTATTCAAGAGTTTTCCTTAATTTTTTGTATATTTGCAACTAATGGAAGTTAGAAACTTAATACATTCTGATTACGATGAAATACTCGTTAAGTGGTGGAAAGACTGGAGATGGGTAGCCCCGTCTAGAGATTTTCTCCCTGATAATGGTGATGGAGGCCTTATAGTTTATGATGGAGATGTCCCAGTTTGCGCTGGATATATGTACGTAACAAACTCAAAAACAGGGCTTTGTGAATTTATAGTTTCAAATTTTCATTACAAGGACAAAGAAAAAAGAAAGGAAGCATTAAGATTGTTAATTCACACAATAGACAGTGTATTCAAAGGTATTGGGTGT